GAACTGCAAGACTTGATCTCGCACAAGAACATGAACGCGCAGATGGGTGAGATATTTCGCGCTACGTACCGCTATGGCGAGTCATCTCACAGTGATGAACTGCGTGACGCCAAGAAGATCCGTTTCTATATAGATGCTGAGATCAAGCGGCTGGGGGGTTGAGGTGAAACACACAGAAGAAAGACTACGAGGAATGATCCGCGCTGAGTTAGACCTAATCCAAAAAGAAAAAATTAAGGAGATAGCGAACCGGATCATGGAAGAAGTTTGCAAAGACGCTTTATTTGAAGTGCGTTTTACAGACTCCGTGCCAGCACCTAGTGAGGTTGATGTAGCTATAGCGGCTAAGAAAAAAGCAAAGAAGGAAATGAAATTCGGCCCATCTTATGTCTTTAGAAACCCCCTATTGCAAGACCTTCGCCTTTTAATCGAAGAAGAACTCAACATAGGACATGTTCTAAAGAAACGGCCAGCACCGGAAAAGAAAGAAACTAAAAAGAAAGAAACTAACTCGGCATCTAGCAACTTGAGGTTGGGGGGCGCATGAAAAAGTACAACATCACGCTGGAAGAGACTGTGCGTAGGCGCGTGCAGGTCGAGGCCAAGAACGAGGAAGAGGCTAGGTTCGCTGCCGAAGATGGTAACGGTAGCTACCTAGAACTACCCAAGGTTGTGCGGTGTGAAATACAACAAGTGCTTGAGGTAGAGGAGCAGTAGTAGTGGATCTTATAACGCTGGACTTTGAAACCTTTTACGATAAGGACTTCTCACTAACTAAGCTGACCACAGAAGAGTACATACGTGATCCTCGTTTTGAGATAGTCGGCGTAGGTGTGAAGGTTAACAACGGGCCAACGGAGTGGGCGAGCGGGACGCATGAAGAACTTAAAGAGTATTTCGCTGGGTTCGATTGGGCACACAGTATGGTGTTGGCTCATAACACTATGTTCGACGGTGCTATATTGTCTTGGCTCTTTGATATTCACCCTCGCGTTTGGGCTGACACTCTTTGTATTGGCCGCGCTGTACATGGGGTCGAGGTTGGTGGAAGTCTCAAGGCGCTTGCAGAACGGTACGGTGTCGGTGAGAAAGGAACTGAGATACTAAACGCCAAGGGTAAGCGTCGTGAGGACTTTACTGATGATGAGTTAGACCGTTACGGAGACTACTGCATCAACGATGTTGAGCTTACATATAAGCTGTTTGGCATCATGCTGCGGGGCTTCCCCAAACAAGAACTCAAGGTCATAGACTGCACATTGCGTATGTTCATACATCCGCTGTTAGTTCTAGATTCGTGTTTATTGTCTCGCCACCTGAAAGATATTAAGGATCGTAAGGATAACTTGTTACTAGAAGCAGGGGTGACTGACAAGAAAGACCTGATGAGTAACGAGAAGTTTGCAGAACTACTACGTTCCAAGGGTGTAACACCTCCTACCAAAATCAGTATGACCACAGGCAAACAAGCCTACGCATTCGCTAAGACCGATGAAGCGTTCAAGAGCCTTGGAGCGCACGAGAATCCAGAAGTGCAAGCGTTGGTAGCCGCACGATTGGGCAACAAAAGCACGTTGGAAGAGACACGTACTCAGCGATTCATAGACATTGCGGAGCGCGGAACTCTGCCGGTTCCTGTGAGGTACTATGCAGCGCACACTGGTCGGTGGGGTGGGGATGACAAGATCAACCTACAAAACCTACCGAGCCGTGGGCCTGACGGTAAGATGTTAAAGAGAAGCATCACCGCACCTGACGGCTACACACTCATTGACTGTGATTCGTCGCAGATTGAAGCGCGTGTGCTGGCATGGTTCGCGGGGCAGGATGATTTGACTAAGGCGTTTCGCAAGAAAGAGGATGTCTACGTCAAGATGGCTGCAAGAATTTATGACGTACCAGAAGACCAAGTGGACAAGCAACAGCGGTTTGTTGGTAAGACCACAATACTTGGGGCTGGCTACGGCATGGGTGCAGTTAAGTTCCAAGCACAATTGGAATCATTTGGGACTTACATACCCCTTGACGAAGCGCGACGGATCATCAATATATACCGTGACGCCAACTGGAAGATAAGTCATCTGTGGCGTGAGGCTCAGAACATGATTGCTTACATGGAACGTGGTAACACACTTGAGTTTGGTAAAGAAGGCGTAGTTGAGGTATTGGGAGATCGTTCCGCCATACGTCTACCTTCTAACCTGCTAATGCGTTATGACGATCTACAAGGTGAGCAGGGTGAACGGGGTATAGAATACACGTACAAAACACGCCGAGGCCGAACGCGGATCTACGGTGGCAAGGTGATAGAGAACACCTGCCAAGCTCTTGCACGTTGTATCATCGCTGAACAGATGTTGCTGATCGCTAAACGGTATCGTGCGGTGTTGACTGTGCATGACTCAGTTATTGGGTGTGTGCCTATAGATGAGGCTGAAGAAGCTAAGCAGTACATTGAGAAGTGTATGAAGTACGTGCCCAAGTGGGCGAAAGGACTGCCACTTGACTGCGAAAGTGGTATGGCTAAAGCATACGGAGACTGTGAATAATGGCAAACGAAACATTTTCTGTGCAAAACACAGAAATATCAAAAGGGGCGGTTGTGAGAGTACGTTCGTATGGTGGCGAGATTCTAGAACGAAGGGTTTGGGAAGTGACCGGTGACGCGGTGTTTGTATGTGCAGAGCATGTATGGGAAGCATTAGCGTCGGGTATTGACGCTGCACCACCAGTAGGCTTCCCTATTGCTGATGTCGAATTGCGGAATAATGAGTGTGATAGGTAGAGTAGGTAGGCATGAGCATCTCTACAAGGTTATAGATGGCGAAGAACACAAGTTATGTGCACTTTGTAAGCAGTTCGTAGTGTTGGCTAACTGCGCTTTAGGGAAAGTGAGGTTTGGTGGACGTAGAAGCTATGGAAATTGCAAACCGTGTGTAAGCAAGAAAAGAAAAATATATAGGCAGGTACCAAGGGCCAAAGAGGTGAAACGTGCTTGGGAAGCAGCCAACCGTGACAAAGTACGGGCGGGGAACAAGATCGCGGCTACTAAATACATTCACTCAGAAAAAGGGAAAGCCACTCGCGCTAAGTATAACGCTGCCCATGCAGAAAAACGAAGGGAAGATGGCATACGACGTAGTAGAGAGAAGGTAAAAAACATTTCAGACGCCTACGCTCGTCAAATGTTAGCTGATTGTAGCCCCCTAAAAGGTTCGCAGTTTCCCCAAGAAATTGTTGACGCTAAAAGAGAACTAATGAAATTAAGAAGAGAACTTAAAGGAGACCAATATGAAAGACGTAGTAGAACTACGTAAGTACTTATCTGAAGTATTTGATGAGCTTCGTTCGGGTAGCATATCAGCTAACGAAGCCTCTGAACTAGCCAACATTGCTGGCAAGATGATTAACTCAGCTAAGGTACAGATAGAGTATCACGCACTACGCAAGGATGAGCCAAAAATAAAATTCTTGCACGTACAAGAAAAAGTTTAACGAGTAATGAGCATAGCACCGTGGTCGTTCAGCAAGATTAAGGCATTTGAGCAATGTCCTAAGCAGTTCTATCACGAGAAGATACTCAAGCAGTACCCGTTCAAAGAGTCTGAAGCCACACTGTATGGAACAGCTTTTCACGAAGCTGCTGAGACATACATCCGTGATGGTGGTGAACTAGACCCACGGTTCAGCTATGCACAGAAGATGTTAGACGCACTGAACGCCAAGAAAGGTGAGAAGCTGTGCGAGATAAAGATGGGCCTGACTGAAGACCTAGAAGCGTGTAGTTTCTTCGCACGTAACGTGTGGTTTCGCGGTATCGCGGACTTACTGATACTAAATAGAGAAGATAAACTGGCTTGGGTCATTGACTACAAGACAGGTAAGTCGGCAAAATATGCTGACAAAGGGCAGCTAGAACTTATGGCGATGGCTACCTTTAAGCACTACCCCGAAGTAGAGACTGTTCGGGCTGGTTTACTGTTTGTAGTGAGCAACGATTTAATACGAGATCGCTACGCAGTTGAGGATGAGCAAAAGCTGTGGACTAAATGGTTGAGTAAGTACAACGATATGGAAACAGCTTTTGAGAACGATACGTGGAACCCTAACCCAAGCGGCCTATGTAAAGCATGGTGCCCAGTGCTAGAGTGCCCACACAACGGGAAGAACTAATGCCGTATAAGAACAAAGCAGATCGCAAGAAGCAGAAGAACCCACCAGTGGGTAGTGCTGCACATGAGGCTCGTATGGAACGGCAACGTGCTCGTCGGGCTATGGATAAGACGGGGCGTGATGCTAATAAGAACGGTAAGGCTGACAAACGTGAGGGGAAGGATGTTAGTCATAAGAAGATGCTCAGTAAGGGGGGCAGCAACAAAGATGGCGTCCGTGTAGAAAGCGCCAGTAAAAATAGAAGTCGTAACGGCAAGAAGCCAAAGCGAACGAGATAAGACCAAGGTATATCCTACCTGTTTAGCACTCCCCGCCAGTGTGGTCGAAGGCGGGACTTTTTAGACCAAGGGCGTGGATCATACGTCCTCATTGCAAGGGTGCCCGTCCCCTTGGTCGATAGACGGGACTAACAAGGAGATCAAATTATGAGTAAGTTTGCAGAAGCCATTAAAGCGCAACAGGCGTGGCACGAGAAAGAAAAACCCGCGAAACCAAAAATGCTTCCTGAGAGAAGGGAGCCGATAAAAGACTCTGCAATCATGCAGATTCTAAAGCTGCAAGAGCTAGGTTTGCTCGCAAAGGACATAGCAAAAGAAGTTAGCGTGCCAGTGCAGACCGTGTACAACGTGCGACAGCGTTACATTCTTATTGACGTTAAGAATGGAACCCAGTGGTACAAGTCAGTAGGTTTATAGCGCACTATGAAAGTTGTAGATAACAGAGCACTGCTATTACGCCTTAAAAATCCGGGCAAGGTGACCACTGTAATACCCAAGAGCAAGGAGTTATCAGGAAACAGAGTGGTAGTTAACTGGGGCGTGGATGAGACACACGTACTCAAGAACCTAAACATACAAGCACCGTCACCCATTGAGGGTAAGTACAAGTGGACGGGTAAGTACGAGCCGTTCAGTCACCAAAAGACTACATCGGGGTTTCTCACACTCAACAAACGTGCGTTTTGTTTCAACGAGCAGGGCACAGGTAAGACCGCCAGTGCTATATGGGCGGCAGACTTCTTGCTCAATCAAAATAAAATCAACCGCGTCCTAGTTATCTGTCCTCTGTCGATTATGGATTCGGCATGGCGTAAGGATCTGTTTGATTTTGCCATGCACCGCACAGTAGATATTGCCTACGGCTCGGCTAAAAAACGTGTTGCAGTAATTGCGGGTGACGCAGAGTTTGTCATAATAAATTATGACGGTGTGGAGATAGTCGCTGACGCCATCGCAAACGGCGGGTTCGATCTGATAATTGTAGACGAAGCAACTCACTACAAGAATGCACAGACAAAGCGATGGAAGACGCTCAACAAACTACTCACTCCAGATACATGGCTATGGTTGCTGACAGGTACACCCGCTGCTCAAAGCCCTGTTGATGCTTATGGGCTAGCCAAGCTAATCAATCCGAAAGGAGTGCCACGCTTCTTTGGCTCTTTCCGCGATATGGTTATGTATAAGGTAACCAACTTCAAATGGGTGCCTAAGCCTAACGCTACTGAAACAGTGTTTAATGCACTACAACCAGCAATACGTTACACCAAAGATGAGTGTCTGGATTTGCCAGACATGATCTACACCACACGCGACATACCGCTGACGCGCCAGCAAGAAAAGTATTACAAAGAACTGAAAGAGAAGATGATTATGCAAGCGGCTGGGGAAGATGTCACCGCTGCCACCGCTGCTGTGAACATGAACAAGCTCTTGCAAATTAGTTCCGGTGCCGTGTACACCGACTCTGGCGAGACCATAGAGTTCGACACTAAGCACCGATATAAGGTGTTGCGCGAAGTAATAGACGAGTCCAGCAAGAAAGTCCTCATATTCGTACCGTTCAAACACACAATAGACTTGCTTACAGAGAAGCTACGAGCAGATGGCATACCCACCGAGATAATTAGCGGTGCAGTAAAGGCAGGGGAGCGCACTCGCATATTCAAAGAGTTCCAAGAAACAGACAACCCTAGAGTATTGGTGATTCAGCCACAAGCTGCTGCACACGGTGTTACGTTGACTGCGGCTAACACGGTGGTCTGGTGGGGGCCAACGAGTTCTGTGGAGACTTATGCACAGGCTAACGCCCGTGTACACAGAGCGGGTCAAGACCACAAATGCACTGTAGTACAGCTACAAGGTTCTAATGTGGAAAAGCGTGTATACGCACTACTTAACAATAAAATAGATACCCACACAAAGATTATTGATCTTTACAAGGAAATACTTGACTAACGCATTAGCTACCTTTAGATTGCAGTTCTCGGCAATGAATAGGACACAAACATGGCTGATGCGAAAGTAGTAGATAGTGTCACCTTGGAGAAATTGACTAGGGTTTATCTCAAGATCAAGGGCGAAAGGGAACGTCTGTCTGCTGAATTTAGGGAAGCTGACGATAAATTAGTCGCGCAGCAAAACAAAATAAAAAGCGCACTCTTGGATCATTTGAAAGATACGGGGGCCAAGAGCGTCAAGACTGATGCCGGTACGTTCTACCGTACTGTGAAGCAGAAGTATTGGACAAGTGATTGGGAATCCATGCACAAGTTTATCTTGGAGCATGAGGTGCCTGAGTTCTTGGAGAAGCGTTTACACCAAGGGGCAGTTAAAGGGTTCCTAGAAGATAACCCAGACCTGTTGCCGAAGGGGTTAAACGTAGATTCGGAGTACGCTGTGACAGTGAGGAAAGCATAATGGAGCAGCTAGTTCCGATTGAAGATGTCGCCAAGCACTTTAACGTGTCATTATCCACGGCCCGTAAATGGGTACGGGATGGCGCTGTGCCTTCTGGCACGTATGTCAAGATAGGTAAGACCCAACGGTTCGACTTGGAGAAAGTGTCACAGGCACTTATGTCTTACAAAAAACTAGAGCCTACAGACGATCTGAAAGAAGAGCTGTCGGAGGCTTTTGACCCTACGGCATACGATCCTGACGCAGATCTGTAGTGCGCCGAATCAGCATACAGGGTAGTAAGTTTACGGGTCTGGTAGATCAGCCAGAAGGTAGCATTTGCCGTTCCATAGACGTAGTTATAGTGAACGCGGCGGACGTATCCCGCTCGTACTACAAAGAAGACTACGTAGTTGGAGCCAAGAAGTTACCTACATGCTGGTCAACGGACACCCAAAGACCTGCACCCGAAGTGCCAGAAGACCAGAGACAGAGCGCACGTTGTTTAGACTGCACTCAAAACGTTCGAGGTTCGGGGAATGCAGGGGGTAGGGCTTGTAGATTTCATCAACGCCTAGCGGTTGTTGAGGATCATGCACTGGACACGGTGTATCAGCTACAAGTCCCTGCCTCTTCGATATTTGGTAGAGAGCGCGGGGGCGGTATGCCGCTACAGGCTTACTCCAAATTTTTGTCTGGGCATGGAACGCCCTCAATAGCAGTGGTCACTAGGATAGGTTTTGACGAGGGTAGTTCTGTACCTAAGTTGACTTTCTACCCGCAGCGACCACTAGAAGAAAAAGAACTTGAAGAAGTCCGACTCATGGTAGATCACGAGGACACGTTACAGGCAATCGCATTCAAAGTGGATTTGCATAACGTCAATGGTGGTTCCCCATTTGCGGAAACGGAAGGGTTCACAATAGCCTAAGTTAAGGAGACCAACATGGCTGAAGTAAATATGTATTACACGCTAGAGAACGTCGAAGCTCTCTATCCAAGAATTAACACCACCTACAAGTTCGATAACAAAGCGAACGGTGGGAAGGGTGGCTCTGTTAAGTGTGATCCGCTGGACGACGGAGCGGCATACGAAATGTCCTTTGTTATGTCTGAGAAAAAAGCAAAGGCGTTGTACAAGTCAATGAAAGCGGCGTATGACGTTAAGAAAGAAACTAGCTGGCCTGAGAAGTTCCCGCTGCCGTTCAAGAAAAATGATGACGGTAACTACGTCGGTAAGGCCAAGCTAAAAGGCGCTTACGGCACTGACCTAACCAAACCCCCACTGCAAGTGGACGCGAAGAACAACGAACTACCAAAAGACTTTCAGTTAACCACTGGTAGT